AGGTGAAACTTTACCTGGAGCAGCAAGAGCACAACACACTTGGACATCATTAGCTGGTGAAAGGTATGCAGCTATTGGAACATCACAAGGTTTATTTTTATATTATGGAGAACAATTTTTTGACATTAGTCCACTAGATACAGCAATTACAGGATGTACAATTTCAACTGTAAATGGGTCATCAACAGTTACTATTCATAAAGGATCTCATGGTTTATTAGCCGGTAGATACATAACGTTATCTGGAGTAACAGTCACGGGTGCTTCTGATTATACACCAACAGAATTACAAGTAGCTTACGAAATTTTAACAGCAGCAACAGATAGTTTTACTATTCAAGCTTCACGTAATGAAGGAGGATCTGGAATGACTGCAGCCGGAGCTGCAACTGTCAATCCATATGTTGTAGTTGGTCCAACAACTCAAACAGTTGGTTATGGTTGGGGTACATCTACTTGGAACGTTGAAACATGGGGCACGGAAAGAACAACAAGTTCTGTAGTGCTAGATCCAGGAAGCTGGAGTCTTGATAATTTTGGACAAGTTCTTGTTGCAACTATTACAAATGGAAAAACTTTTACTTGGGATGCAGGAGCAACAAGCGCTAGAACAATCAGAGCTTCTACATCGACATCTGGTTTTTCTACGTCAAATAATCCAACAGCATCAAGATTAACTCAAGTATCGGATAGGGATAGACACTTATTTCATTTTGGAACTGAAACAACTATTGGTGATACAAGCACACAAGATCCAATGTTTATAAGATTTTCAAACCAAGAAGATTTAAATACATACACTCCAACATCTACAAATACAGCAGGTACATTTAGATTAGATAAAGGAAACAGGATAGTTGGTGCAGTATCTGGTAAAGATTATACTTTAGTTTTAACTGATAGTTCTGCTTATGTTATTCAATTTGTAGGCCCACCTTTTACATTTAGTGTTAGACAGGTTGGTACTAACTGTGGATTAATAGGACAACACGCATTAACTTATTCTGATGGTAAAGTATTTTGGATGTCAGGAGAAGGTGGATTTTTTGTATTTGATGGTACAGTAAAATCATTACCATGTCTTGTCGAAGATTTTGTTTTTACAGATACAGGAGATAATCTAGGAATAAATTATGATGCATCGGATGTAATTTATGCAGAACATAATACACTCTATGGTGAAGTAAATTGGTTTTATCCAAAATCTGGAGCAACACAAATTGAAAGATGTGTAACATATAATTATGGAGAAAACCTTTGGACTACTTCATCACTTGCAAGAACTACTTATGTAGATACAGGAGTCTTTGATGTGCCTTATGCAACTGAATATAATATCACTGCTATACCTATATTTCCTGACATATTAGGACTTACAAATACTTATGGATCTTCAACGTATTATGCTCATGAAGTTGGAACAGATCAAGTCAATAGCTCTGGCACAACTTCGATTAATGCTTTTATACAATCTGGAGATTTTGATATTACAGCTCGTAGAAGCTCGTTAGGTCAACAAACAGGTATGGTTGATTACAGAGGAGATGGTGAGTTTTTTATGTCTGTTAAAAGATTTATACCAGACTTTAAAGTTCTTACAGGTAATTCAAAAATTACATTGTTGTTAAATGATTATCCAAACAATACAGCCTCAAGCTCACCGCTTGGTCCCTTTACAATTACATCAACCACTGATAAAGTAGACACTAGAGCAAGAGGAAGACTAGTATCAATTAAAATAGAAAATGATAGTACAGGTGAAACTTGGAGATATGGAACTCTAAGACTTGATGCACAACCGGATGGTAGAAGATAATGGCAAAAGTAGTAGTTAGTATACCAGAACCACAACAAGAATATGATGTATCTAATCAAAGACAAATTTTAGAAGCTCTTGACACCTTAAAAAATCAACTTAATTTTTCTTTTCAACAAGATTTAAAAAACGAACAAGAAGCATTTAATTATTTTTTATCATGACAATAAGATATAAGAATCAAGGTTTTAAACAAACTGGCACAGGAAAAACTACAGTATTTACATGTCCTAGTGATGGGACAGTAATAGTTAAAAGTATGTATGTTGCAAATAACGATGCGTCATCAGCTATTATAGTAAACATGAATTTTGTTGATTCATCTGATTCTAGCACTGAGTATGAATTTTTTAGAGATGATGTAGCGGCTAAATCGCAAGTAAATGCCACACCTGAAGGCTTGAATTTAGAAGCAGGTGATGCTATAACTGTTCAAGCAGCTACAGGCAGTAGTAAAATACAAGGTCTGATAAGTTATGCTTTAATAGATAGATCGCAAGAAAATGGATAAAGATATACCAAAAATAGATTGTGTAACCACAACAACATACAGAAATACTAAAACAGGAGAAGTGTTTAAAGAGAAAGTAGAAGGACCTGATATTGTACAAGATGTTACAGTTCAAGTTACTAACAAAGGTCTTGAAGTATTTCAGAAAGTAATGAATCAAAAAAATGAAAAACCAAAACCCTAGAGGCGGAACAGAATTACAATTTGAATATTTAAGAAAGCATGTTGAAACTAGCTTACTTAATCAAGTAGAAATTTGTACATCAATTCCTGGTAAAGTACCTTTACATTCAACTAAGTTAAATATTCTTTGGCAAAAAAATTCTTGGGATCAACCTAATTTACATCCGTGGTTTAAAGATAAATCTAATCATAATAAATATGATTGGTATGTTTTTAATTCTAATTGGAATTTTGAACAGTTTACAAAAAGATTTGATTTACCTAGAGATAAATGTGTAGTTATTAAAAATGGTATTGAAGAAGTACAACCAGTTATAACACAATATAAAAAAGGTGATCCTATAAAAATAGTACATCACTGTACACCTTGGAGAGGATTAAGTGTATTACTAGGTGCTATGCAATTAGTTAACAATCCATTAATTAGTTTAGATGTTTATTCTTCTTGTGAAGTATATGGAAAAGATTTTGCAGAAGCTAATGACGAATCGTATAAAGCTTTGTATGAACAAGCAAGACAACTTCCTAATGTAAATTACATTGGTTATAAACCAAATGAATATATCAAAGAAAATTTAAAAGATTATAGAATGTTTGTATACCCAAGTATTTGGGAAGAAACGTCTTGTATATCATTATTAGAATCTATGTCAGCAGGTCTATATTGTATTACCACTAACTTTGGTGCCATATATGAAACAGGTGCTGAGTTTCCAATGTATGTACCTTATTCAAATAACTATAAAAGTTTAGCTAGAAAATTTGCTGGAGCTATAGAAACTGCTGCAAGCACGCTTCATGATTCAGGCATCCAGGATCATTTAAAGATGCAACAAAATTATGTAAATAGATTCTATGATTGGAAATCAAAAGGACAAGCATGGACAAGATTTTTAAGAGGAGCACTAAATGCAAAATAATGAACCTATATGGTTTTCTGAAAAAAAGAAAACAACTGCTAATGAAGATACTTACCAAACAGAAAAAATAGAACAGGTAGACTCAAATGTTAGAACTGTTAACCTGGGTAATATTTTAGATAAACCAAAAGCAAAGATAATGGTTTGTACACCTTGTCATAGTGAAGTGTCTATGCACTATGCTCAAGCTGTATTAAAGTTTCAATTAGATTGTATGCAACAAGGTATACTAGTTAGTTTTACATTACTTAAATCATCTTTAGTTACACAAGGTAGAAATTTATGTGTAGCAGAATTTTTAAATCATAAAGATCATTATGATTATTTATTGTTTATAGACTCAGACATAGATTTTAATTCTAAAACTATATACAAAATGATTGGAGCAGATAAAGATATCATCTCGTGTCCCTATCCAATGAAGACATTTGATACAGATAAAATGTGGAGAAAAATGAAAGAAACTAATTTAGTCAAAACTCCTGATGATGTATTAAAAGCAGCTCATGTATTTCCAATTAAAATGGATAATGCAAATGAGATGACTATGGAAAATGGAGTCATAAAAGTAACTCATGCTCCTACAGGATGTATGTTAATTAAAAGACAAGTTATTGAAAAGATGATTAAACATCATCCAGAATTAGAGATATATCAACCAACAGTTATTAATGGTAAAGAAGTT